TGGTACGATCTCTGATACGTTGACGAAGACCAACACCCCATGGGTTCCCGCTGGCGATACTGTTGCTGCTCTGAGTGATGCTCAGAAGAAGTCTATTCGCTGGGATCCTGATATTCTTGGTACGGCTGATACCACGCAGGAAGTGTTTAGCGCTGTTGCTAGGGTCACCGCTGACCAGTTGGCGACGATCAACAAGGGTGCGCTTCATGCGGTTTCTCTTATGACCACTAGTGCCGGAAACACCGTCATGGACGCCGGTCTTGGAAATGGTGCGACATTGGTGAGACGTTTGACTGAGTTGGGTCGACGCGATGAGAATGGGGCTATCGTTGCTGGATCCACAACGGACGGTCATATTTCGTTCTATTGGTTTGGAACAGCGGATACCTTGGATATGCCTACTGGTGCCACTGCGATCTACTTGCAGTATGCTCACGCCGATGCATTCGGAAATGGTGGAGCCGTTGGCTCTGTTGTTGGTTCTGACGGTTGGGGTCTTGAAGGTCGCACTGACACGCCTGCGTCTGGTTTGACCAGCACTGGGCTCAATGCGGATATCCCCGAGATTGATATCAAGGTGGATAGCATTGCTGTGACCGCAGTCACCAAGAAGCTCAAGGCTAAGTGGACACCGGAATTGGGACAGGATCTCAATGCCTACCACAACCTTGATGCTGAAGTTGAGCTTACTGGCATTCTCTCTGAGCAAATTGCTCTTGAGATTGACCAAGAAATCCTCAACGACTTGGTATCAGGTGCTACTGCTGGCACTCGTTATTGGAGCCGTCGCCCTGGTCAATTCCTTGACCCTGTGCTTGGCACCAGTATCACGAGCGCTACCGCACCTCCCGACTTCACGGGTACGGTTTCTGAGTGGTACGAGACACTTGTTGAGACTATCAACGATGTTTCTGCTTCAATTCACCGTAAGACCCTTCGTGGTGGTGCCAACTTTATCGTTTGTGGTCCCGAGGTCGCAAATCTTCTTGAGTTCACTAGCGGCTTCCGTGCGAAGGTGACTGGTGACGACGAGAAGGGTGAGGTTGGTGCAGTGAATGTCGGTAGCATCTCTAAGAAGTGGGACGTTTTCGTCGACCCTTACTTCATGCGGAACGTAGTTCTTGTAGGTCGTAAGGGCAGCAGCTTCCTTGAGAGTGGCTATGTCTATGCTCCGTATGTACCGCTTCAGGTTACTCCTACTATCTTTGGTGAAGAGGACTTCCTGCCCCGTAAGGGCGTGATGACTCGCTACGCTAAGAAGATGGTACGACCTGACTTGTACGGTCTTGTGGTTGTAGAAAACCTTATTGGTTAATAGCCTAGTTATTGGCCTTTAAAATTAAAGCCCCGTGTTAGTTCGCTAGCGCGGGGCTTTTCTTTTGTTGAAAAACTAATTACACTTGAGGAATACTGCCATGGCAACACCAACTCTACTTCCAGTTTCAAATACGTCCGTTTCAAGATTATCTTCAACGGGTACGCACAGCGGCGTCGTATCATCTTTGGCTTATGGAATATATTCTAGTGCGGCTTTTGTTTCAGGAGCAGTAGACCAAGTTGCTTATACTTATCAGAAGTTAGGTGGCGATATTCTTGATATTGAACTGAAAGACGATCAGGTTTATAATGCGTATGAAGAAGCAACGTTAGAATATTCTTATCTTGTGAATGTCCATCAGGCCAAGAATATGTTAAGTAATGTTCTTGGTGGAACGACAGGCTCATTTGATGAGGACGGGCAGATTGTATCAGGTCATTCGCTAGAGAATGTTAATGTTAATCTCAGATTGCCACGGTTTGATTTTGCCTATGCACGACGAGTTGCGGAAGGTATTTCTGGGGAACTCGGCATGGCTGGGGCACAAATACATTCTGCTTCTTTTTCTTTGGTGGGAAGCCAACAAGATTATGATTTGCAATCTATTATTTATAGCGCGTCAATTGACGCTGATAATAGTGCTTTTCCATATTATAACAAAGTCGGAAAAAATAAAATCACGATTACCAAGGTATTCTATAAAACGAAAACGGCTAGTTGGCGATTTTATGGCTATTATGGTGGTCTCAACACGGTAGGTAATTTGGGTACTTATGGGCAATATGCTGACGACTCAACGTTCCAAATTATTCCCGTGTGGCAGAATAAAGCACAAGCCATGGCTTATGAAGATTCAATTTATACGCGGAATTCGCACTGGTCATATGAATTAAAAAATAATAATATTCGCGTCTACCCCATTCCCCCATCGGGCTCAAGCTACCCAGACAAGCTCTGGGTAGAATTCTCAGCTGGTGGTGTTGATACCTGGGTTGAGCAAGCCGACCGCAAAGAGGGTGTAGAGGGAATTAATAATATAAACACTTTGCCATTTGAAAATATCCCGTATCAGAACATCAACGCAATTGGTAAGCAATGGATTCGCCGCTTTGCCTTGGCAATATCCAAAGAAATGCTTGGATATACAAGAAGCAAATTTGCTTCAATTCCCATCCCTGGAAATGACATATCTCTAAACGGAAGCGATTTAATTTCTCAGGGGAAAGAAGAACAAACCGCGCTGAGAGATGAATTGAAAACAGTATTAGACGAGCTAACGTATGGACAGCTTATGTCCAATGATGCAGAGAGCGTTGATTCCTCAAACAAAATTCAGCAAAATGTACCCATGTTGATTTTTAGCGGGTAGGGGGAAATAAAGGATGGCAGATCCGAACAACAACTGGACACAACCTACTGCGCCCCCACCTCCATTATTTGCTGGGGAGAAGGAACGGAACCTTGTTAAACAGGTTAACGATGAATTAATTGAGAGGGTAATCGGACAACAAATTGCTTATTACCCAATCAATATTGAACATACAGACTTTCATCCATTATATGGTGAAGCAATTAAGAAGACTTTCCTCCCGCCAGTCCGCGTCTATGTGCTTGTTGAGTGGGAGGGGAGCGAAACCACCACATCAAATTTTGGAATTGACCGTAAAGCTTCAATTACTGTGCATTTCCACCGAAGAAGGTTGGTTGAGGACCAAGACCTATATGTGAGAGAAGGTGACTTTGTTGCCTATGGAAGTCAATTTTTTGAAATTGTGACAATCGGGCAACCTAGAGAAATATTTGGGCAAACTGAACATAAAATAGAGATTGTGGCGAAATGTATAAAGGCTCGCGAGGGTGTGTTCGATGCCGAATAATTATAAACCGGACGCTAAATTAAAAGAAGTGCCGTTTCAGCCGTCTTCGGTTGAAACAATTGACCATGCTATTACAGATTGGTTGAATGGCGTTAATATTAATGTCGTGACAAATAAAGGATGGAAGCCCGTGCCGGTTTTATGGGTTGCAGCTGAACGCTCATTCTCTGTTAAGAATAATAAAGATCTGAGAGATTCTAGTGGGACGATGAAGTTACCCCTTATTACAATTGAAAGAACGTCAATGACCAAAGACCCCACGCGGAAGGGCACTGCATGGGCACATATCCCCCCTGTGGGCGATTATAAGGGTGGTTCAATCACGGTGGCTCGCAGGATTCAGCAGAAGAAAAGTTCTGCGTTTGCTTCAGCAAAAACTAAAGATATTTTTGGTCAAAAGACTTTTCCATATAGAAACAACAAAGTTGTTTACGAAACAATAACCATGCCAATGCCTGTTTATGTTGATGTCACTTACAAAATAAGCATTCGTGCAGAATATCAACAGCAAATGAATCAGATAATTCAACCATTTGTCACCAATACGGGGGCAGTTAATTATTTCATTATAAAACGCGATGGACATCGTTTTGAATCTTTTATGCAGGAAGATTTCGCACAGGAAAGTAATGTAGCTGAAATCGGAGAGGATGAAAGATATTACCAAACAAGTTTTGACGTGAAGGTTTTAGCATATTTGATAGGGGCAGGAGACAATCAGGATACCCCGAAAGCCGTCATCAGAGAAAATGTGGTTGAGGTAAAGATAGGGAGAGAACGAGTCATACTTGGAGATAAGATAGAGCACCTAGAATCTAAGAATCGGAAACCCGGTGACGGCGGGAACTATCGGAGCTAAAAATGGTTTTTCGCTTTTTGTATGACTATTTACTAGAGAAAAATTCTTTGGTCTGAAGGAGAAATTAATCATGTCAGTAAAGAGATTTAAGTTTGTATCACCTGGCGTTTTTGTCAATGAGATTGACAATTCGCAATTACCAGCCGAATACGATAAGGTTGGTCCGGTCGTTATCGGCAGGACCGAGAGAGGGCCGGGAATGCGCCCGATAACCGTACAGTCACAATCTGACTTTGTTGAGATGTTCGGCAATGCCATTCCTGGTGGCTTCTCAAATGATGTTTGGCGTAATGGTAATTATCAATCGCCAACATATGCTGCATATGCGGCTATGGCATATCTTCGGAATAATGGACCTGTGACGGTGGTTCGCCTTTTGGGGCACGAACACCCGAATAAAACAACTGGCGCTGGTGAAGCCGGTTGGAATGTCTCCAATGAAGCTTATGGTCTTTGGCTGTGGGATTCAGGCAGCGATTTGACAGCCGCAACAACAGGAACCTTGGCAGCGATTTGGTATATGGACGTGGGCGTAATTGCACTTTCTGGCACACAACATGTTGCTGCCGGGGCGGCTGGGACTTCTATGGAATCTACCAATATGGCTATCAAGTCTGTTGGTCCTAATAAAGAGTTCAAGGCGACAATTTATGAAGAGAACGCAACAGACCCAACTACGGGTGGTGCTACTCAAATATTACAGACGACATTCAATTTTGATAAGAATTCTGATAAATACATTCGTAAGGTGTTTAATACCAACCCCTCTCTCGCTAGTGACGGGAACGAGATTAGCACTGTTGGCACCACGAAAGGAAAAGTTGGAAAAGAATATTGGCTTGGTCAGACGTTTGAGGATTCTTTCAGTGATGGTGGCCTAACTAGCGCTTCTGAGACAGACGGCGGATGTGTTGGTATGATAACAATTCTGAGGGATGAATCAAGCTCGGGGAAAAGTTTTAAAGACTTCCGTATGACCGCGCAGAATGCAAATTCTGGCTGGGTGGTATCACAGCAGCTTTCTAGTGATTCCGGCAGTTTCAACCCAAAGGCGACGGTGCCCGAAGGCTGTGATAAATTATTTAAGTTTCACGCTCTTGATGGCGGTGAGTGGACATCTAATAATTTAAAGGTTTCTATTGAAGACATTCGTTATTCGCGTAATGAGGCAGAGAGCCCTTTTGGTTCGTTTACAGTTAAGGTGAGGCAGAGACAAGATAATGATATGGCACCTAAAGCTGTAGAGTCGTATACAAACTGTAATCTCAATCCTCAGTCTGCAAATTACGTTAAAAGAAAGATAGGCGACCAGACTTTAGAGTGGAACGAGGCCGAACGACGTTACCAAGTTGTGGGTGATTACCCCAATAATTCAAAATTCATTAGAGTTGAAGTGAATACCGACTTGGATACTGCTGCTTTAGACCCGACGCTTCTGCCTTTTGGCTTTCAAGGTCCACCGGGCTTGGGTAATATTATTGTTTCCGCTGCGTCCCCCGCAACGGCGGATGTAGGTACCTCATCTGGGAACACCGACATCTTGTTTGGTACTGCTACCCATGCACGTCGCGGTGACGATGCCGATACTTTCTACATTGGCAGTAGCAATCTTCTGTTAAAGTGGCCAACCCTTCGTTGCAGGAGCAGCTCGGAACAGGGGAACCTTTCAACTCGCAGCGCAGCTTATTGGGGTGTTGATACCCTGGCTTCCGGCAGCTCAAAAACAACCAACCCTGGTTGGAGTGATTTGATGTTTCCTCTTCCTGAAAATATCGCGATGGGTGACACTTCAGCCCCTTCAGCAAGCTTTGCCTTCTCATTGGATGATGTCGCGCTGAACGAGGGCACAGCAACTTGGGCTGAAAGCAATCGCACCAATGGCTTATCTTACAGTGTTTTGGGTTCCTTGGCTGTCATCGGCTCTGGTAGCTGGCAAGATACCCTTGATCAAGGCATTAATAAGTTTACTATGCCTCTTTGGGGCGGCTTCGATGGCCTTGATATTAAGTCTCTTGACCCCTTTTCAACTCTTCATATGGGGACGACTGATAAGGGAAGTTATGAATACTATTCAGTTAGGAAAGCGATTGATACATGTGCTGACTCTGAAGTCGTTGAGTGCAACATTATAGCAGCGCCGGGTATTGTGAGCAATGGTATCAACCAGCATCTTGTGAATGTTGCTGAAAATCGCGCTGACTGCTTGGCGGTATTAGATATCGAAGGCGGTTATCAACCACGGGCAGGCAGGCTGGCATCAACTACGGCGTTTAGTTCTTATGGCGGCACTGTTGATGCAACTTTGCAAAATCTTAAAGACCTTGGTATTAATTCAAGTTACGCTTGCACATATTATCCGTGGGTTCAGATTCGTGACACGGCCCAAGATGCGGTGGTCTGGGTGCCACCATCCGTGGTTGCTATTGGTACGATGGGAAGTTCCGAGACTAAATCTGAAGTGTGGTTCGCACCTGCTGGTTTTACCAGAGGTGGGCTGACCGAGGG